CTCCGTGAACCAGCAACCGGCCCCCTTAATCAGGGCCTCGTCCACCACCTTGCGGTTGTGTTCCGCCAGCCGCAGCTCGTTGGGGGTGTAGTTCAGGTAGTCCTCCAACAGCTTGCAGATCAGGTTCCGCCGCTCGGCCAGGAACTGCGTCTGCTGGATCTGCTGCTGGTACATCTGCATCATGGGATCCGGCATCATCACCGGCTGCCCATCCGGACCCATGACCGGCTGCCCGTCCGGGCCCATCTGCGGCACCGGCGGCTGCGGAAAGATGCCGAGCATCATTGGCGAGATGACCGGGTACTGCCGCGGCGTGCAGGTCCGGGAGGGGTTCCGGTGATGAATGACCGAGCCGAAGAGGCGGACGGCCTCCCAAACCCGGTTGATGGTCATCCGGAAGGCCGGGGGAGAAATGCCCTTGATGAAGCCCTTCTCGCCCCGGCTGTACTCCGACCGGAACATCCATGCGTTGTCCCCGTCATAGAAGTTCATGGCCTCATCCGCGTCTTCCTGGAAGGGGCGCTTATGCTCCTTCGCAAGGCGGATCTTCTCTAGCCACCCCTTGACGATGGGGCGGAGCGGGTTTTGGTCTGCCATGAGCGTGTCCTGGGCTACTTCTTATTGCCCTTGACGGAGTTCTCCAGGGCCGAAAGCCGCTCAGAGAGCTGGGCCAGCCGGGGATCCCGCGGCCGGGCCTCCCAGGTGCCGAACTTCTTCCACTCCACGCTCTCCGCCAGGCGGGGATCGTCCTTGTGCCGCACGGAGGTCTTATCTACCCCTCCATACCCAGGGGACAGGGCCCAGAGTTCCAGGGCGTCCTTGCCAACCTTGGACACAAAGGCCATCTGCGGCTCGGCACCCTCATGGGCCCGGTACAGGACGGTGTCGCCAACCCCAACTTCCGGCATCTTCCAAGACATAGTCAGCCCTTTCTTGATGGACCTAAAACGATGTAACCCTTGCCGTCTTCGCCCTGGCGTTTCTTCTTCTCCGCCAGCCACTTGACGTACCACGGCTCCTTGCCCGGCCGGGCCGGGGGGGTGTGGTACTGCGGTTCGTAGGCGCAGAGGTACTCCAGTGACTGCACGGCATGCACCTCCCCACGTGTGTTGGGGAGGTCCGTGACAAATGGCCCGGAGTTGCTCTGAATCACCTTCTTCTTGTATCGCTTCAGTTCCCGGACCAGTTCAGGAGTCGCCCCCTCCAGGAACTTCAAATAAGTTGAGCCATCTCCCCGGATGTGCAGCATCTGCCGCACCAGGGCGGTGCGAGCCTGGATGTCATCGGATCCCGGGATGAACTGGTGCCCGGTCATCTGTGCGCGGATGCCCCTTTCCCGGAGTTGCTCGGAGTACAGGTCACACGGCAATCTACCTGAACCTAAGTCCCGTAGTGTACCGCCGTGCATGTCCATGATCATAGCATAGAAGTGCTGGTCCATGGCCTTGTTGGCAAACTGCTCGCCCCAGATCAGGGCGTTGCAGTTGCGGATGTACAGCTCGTCGTAGATGAGCAGCATCTTCTCGTCCGGCGGCACGGCCCCAAAGATGCACGCCATCACCGTGTGGCCCGGGTCAATCGCCACGTAGCGGGTCCACTCTGGCGGGACCCCATTGGGCAGGGCGGAGCGGGGGAACGTGTGAACCGTGGGATTGAAGGACGGGTACATCAGGATCGAATCCTGCGTGAACTCGCCCTCGGCCCGCATTCGTAGCTCATCAATCCCCAAGGCTGACCACCGGGCGATGTTCTTCTCCTTCTCCTCCTGGTCCAGGTGCTTGTTGTCCAGGAATCGGAAGGTGAACTTGCGGATGCGGGGAGGATCGATGCCGTCCTCCACCTCCTTGTCGGCTCGCTCGCACAGCCCCAGGAGAGCGTCGTTCTTGGAGTGGGGCATCGCACTCCACAGCAGGCGCCCCTTGCGGTCTGCCAGGCGGGCCTGCATTTCCCCCACCCACGCGGGATTGGACACGTCCTCGTCCAGGTGTACAAGGTCGGCCTGAAAACCTTGCGGCGGCTCACCTTCCGACGAGAAGAAGTGGACGTTCCAGCCGTTGGATAGGGTCACTCGCTGGCAGTAGCCGGCGTTCTTCAGGACCCAGGCGGTGTCTTCCACCAGCCTTGGAGGAACAAGTGGCGGGGCGGGCTTGGCCTCCTTGATCCGGTCCGCGTCCTTGTCAGGCCGGAAGGCGCGCCACTCGCCAGTCTCTAGGTCCTTGATGATCTTGAAGGCCCCGGCCTTGAACAGCATGGGGTAGCAGACCAGGCCGATGTGCGGCCAGTTTCGCCCAACCACAACAAGGTTGCCGTCCTTCTCTGGGTACTTCCCGTAGGGGTCTTGCCCCGTGAGCGCCCGGGCATCCTCCACAAACGTGGAGAGGCTCTTGCCGCTGTTGTGGTTCGCCACGCCGTCGATAAGGTAGTTGTGGTAGCGGGGAACAGAAAAGTCCCACACAGGGCCGCGCCCCAAATGCCGGATGGTGGTAATATACACATGTTCATTACCCCCTTCAGGAGAGCGACAGGGGTCTTCACAACAAGATCGACTGGCCGGTAGAGCAGATGCGGATCTGGTATGAGCAGGAAAGAAAGACAGTGGCCGAGATAGGCGAGCTTCTGGGCCGCAGCAGCAAGGTGGTGAACAAGGCCTGCAAGCGGTTTGGGTTTCAAATGCGGCGCCGTGGCCCCAAGCCTGGTCCTGAGCATCCGGGCTGGAAGGGTGGCCGAACGATTGACAAGGGTGGCTACACGCTGGTGTACGCACCGGATCACCCGGACCGAAACTCGTCTGGGTATATCCGGGAGCATCGCCTGGCGTGCGAAAAGATCGTTGGTCGCCGCCTCCGGCCAGAGGAGGTGGTGCATCACATAAACGATGACCCGTCAGACAATCGGCCGGAGAACCTTCAGCTGTTTGACACCAATGCTGATCATCTCCGGGCAACACTGGCAGGTAAGTGCCCCCAGTGGTCCGAGCAAGGCAGGCAACGCATTCTGGAGTCAACACGTCGCCCACGGGCCGCCAGGCGCCGTCACCGTCCAGGACAAGATGGTTAAGCGTGCAACGAAGTTCGCCGCCGTTGCTTAGCCCAAAGGCGTACAGGTGATCCCAGGCCTTAATGAAGGGCTGCCTGGCATGGGCAGTCACCACTCGCCCGCCGTGGACGGCCTGCACCCAGAACTCGCTGTCGATCTTGCTAACTTCTATGTGCCGGCCGAGAACCGGGTTCCAGATCATCTGGTCGCCAGCCAGACACCGGTTGCCACCAAGAACGATCCGCTCGGAGGCAGCGCATTTGTGCATCTCCTCCTGGTGCGGCATCGGCTCATAAAGCCGGAGGGCCTCTATCTTGCGGCTCTTCAGCTCGGCCTGGATGTCCTTCAGGACGCCCAGGCTGTGCTGGCTCATGCCCGGAACCACCGGAGGCTTTGGCGGCTCAGGGATTTTCCGTGGGTGCTTCTTCACGCAGCTCCAGGGCCGGGGTGACGTTGATCACGCGGACCGTCTCCAGCACACGCTGGCGAAGCTCGTCCTCCAGCTCCTCCTCAGTCCAATGGGCCAGTGGCTTCTTGGCCCCGCCCATGGCGGTGTTGTCCTTCACCAGCCGGACGATGGTTTCCAGGATCCGCGTCCGGTGGGCGCCCCCAGGAGGGGAGTCGTAGTACTGCTTCATCAGCAGGTTGCTAAAACCCGCGGAGCCGCCCATGTACTCCATGATCGTCTCCACCAGCTCGGCGGAGTGGGGGATGTTGGCCCCGCCCATGCGAGAGGCAGCGACGAACGCATTGACGGCGTCGGCTTCGATCTGGTCTAGCCGCTCGTCCTTCTTGCGTTTCCGGCGATTGCGCTCAGTGTCAGAGCGGCACTTCTTGCACTGGCTGTGCCGCCGGCCGTCCGACGCCACGTGGAAGGCGTGCATGGGCAACACTTGGTTGCACTTGACGCACTGCTTAGTTGCTGACATGGACTGGAACCTTCGATGTCCAGACGTTGCCCATTACGGAGCAGCCCGGGAGGCTGGCTTCCACCGCCTTCCGCACGCCTGGGAACGAGTGGTAGTCATGGCCGGCAATGATGTGCCGTGCCTTGGGCAGCCAGGCTTCAATGTCAGCCTTCACCGACTCGTAGTCATGCTCTGCGTCCAGATAGACGATGTCGAACTCCCCGTCCGCAAAGTCCCCAGCGGCCTCCGGTGACTTGCCGACATGGGCGGCGATGGGAAGCCCCGCAGTGTTGCGGCGGAACACGTCCAGCGGGCGGCCCCGGGATCCGTCGTAGGCTTTGCAGCCATCGTCGTTCTGGGAGCCCTCCCAGGTATCGACACAGGTCACGCGGGCTCCAGCCTGGGCCATGATGATGGCACTCCGGCCCGCCCAGGAGCCAACCTCGCACACGCGGGGCGTGCGGCCATGCTCGTCCTGGAAGTCCTGGATCATCTGCGTCAGGGCCTTGGCGTCCACCGCGGGAAGCTCCATGTCCATGCCGTCAAACGGCTTGGGGAGCTGGTCCAGGAACGGAGAGCGGAAGTCCACCAGCTTGGTGTGAGACTCCACTTTGGCTTCCACGCAGTCTCGCAGTTTCTTGGACACATGGTCCGCCGCAATGGTGACCGGCTTGCCGACGCACAGCGGCTTCCAGTGGCCCGCCCAGGCGTCCCAGTTGCAGTACACCGGGTTGTAGCCCAGCTTCTGTACCCCAACCAACGACAGGTCCCGCGTCATGGTCACGTCTTCAGTGGACGCCTTCTCCGCGCAGAAGTGGTCTTTCCACTCATAGTAAAACCAGGGCTTATCGTCTGCGGCCTTGGGCTCCGTGAGCGAAAAGGCCCGCATGTCGTAC